GATTCGGTAAAACAACAATCGGAGGATATGGATGTTTTATGACATGCTTATCTATGATGGTTAATAAGACACCGGATGTTGTGAATGATATTCTTAAAAAAGCTGGTGCATTTAATGGAGATTTAATTATTTCAGAAAAAGCAACAGTTGCATTAGGGTTAAAGTATTATGGGAAAGATATTAATATCAATAATGTGCCTGATTGGTCTCCTAGTATTAAGGAAGTTGATATGAGTCCAAGTGCAGGAAAACAACAGCATTTCGTATTAAGAATAATAGAAAATGGTAAATCATTTATAATTGACCCATGGACGGGAAGAAAGGAAAAAATAGATTTTTATCCTTTCGTTTCGTACAGGAAATTTAAACAATGAACGAATTTATAAAAAGTATTGGTGGGAGGAAATTTTTAATGGCGGTAATATTATCAATAATCGCTTTAGGATTATTCTCATTTGGAAAAATGGATGTTGACCAATTAGAGAGTTTCCTGACTTGGATATTCGGGTTATTCGTAACAGGAAATGTAATGGATAAATTTAGTCCAGTAGTGGAAGAATAGGAAATATACCTCATTGTTGAGTAATTTCTTGACAACACTAAAAAAAGTGTATATAATAAATACAGAATATCAAAAATAAAAAGTGAACAGTGGGATGCCGGGAGCTATGCTTTTGGCAGGTTTTTGGTCAGTCGGTACCCCCACAGTTCGATTACCTCAACTTGCTAAAAGCATGGTTCCCGATGAACTGTGCTTTTTATTTTATTAAAACTTATGTCTTACGAAGGAGTACCAAAGGAATTAACTGGAAAAATGGATAAATGCGTTAAGAGTATAGTGAAAGACGGTAAGTCTGAGTCTTCTGCTATCGCTATGTGCAAGATGTCTATTTTAAGTTCAGAGGAACAAGGGAAGGTTGAAACTACTCCAGGCAGAACGGTCGCCAGTAAACTCTATCAGTATTTTTCTGATTCAAAGATAAACACGATTGAAGCTGGGACATCTATCAAAAATGTAGAAATTTTCAAGGCCGGTACTTATCGTAACATTGAATGGAAGAAGTCTGCTTTAGACAAAATGGTTTCAAATTTTTACCATCTTAAATCTACCGGCGTATTTCCGCATGTTCCTGTGCGCGCTAATCATCCTGGGATGTTTGAAGGCGGTGATATTAATAAGGTTGGTGGCTATGTATCTGAATTGAAGAGAGTTGGGAAAAAATTGGTTGCTGACATTCGGGTGACTGACCAAAAGATGAAAGATAAGATTGAAGAAGGCACCTACATCAATCGTTCTGCGGAAATTGGTACCTATGATGATAATGAAGGAAATCTTTTTTATCCAACATTATTTGGCTTTGCATGGGTAGACATTCCTCAGGTAGAAGGATTGTCACCTATATTTTCATATAGTAAAAACAAAAACCTAGAAATAATTAATCTAAATGATGAAACAATTATGGGAGAAGAAATAAAAGATGTTTTCCCAGCTGAAGAAGAAACTGTTGAAACTCCTGCTGAAGAAGTAGAAGTTAAGGAGGAAACTCCGGCAGAAGTACCAGCTGAGGAACCAGCAGTCGCCCCAACAGAAGTTGTTGAGGAACCTGTAGTCGAAACACCGGAAGTTGCCATGAGTAAGTTTTCTAAAGAATTTCCAGAAGAATTTGCTGAATTGGAAAAACTACGCATAGAAAAACTTTCTAAATTCGTAGATGAATTGAAGAAAGATGGCAAAGTTTTGGTAGCACAAGCAGTAAAAATGACGGCATTTGTCGCAACACTTAATAAGGAACAATTTTCTTCATTTGAAGCTATAATGAAGGATGCTCCAAAGTTGATTGAACTAGATAAAGAAGTTGTAACTGAGGAGTCAGTTAAACCAGATGAGGTCGAGTCTGTGGGAACTCCTGCAGAAAAAGCTAAAAAATTCATTGAAGAAACTAATTAATAACTTTAAACTAATATGAGAGATATTACTCCAGCATCAGGTATTGCAGTAAGCGAGTATCTTGCATCAACTCAGGGCACACAATTTGACAGTGCTACTATTGACGCATCTGCCGTTGCTACTGTCGATTCTGATAGCAAGAAATATTTGAACAAAGGTGTTGTGCTTGCTCGAATCACGAGTCCTGCCACTGCATCTGGCTTAGTTGGCCCGTATGACCCAACTGCTACCGATGGTAGACAATTGTCATACAACATTGTAGGTATCAATGATACTTTTGCAGATTTGTCTGCGGGAGATGTTGACGCTGGCGTTCTTGTTAAGGGAACTGTCAAAGAATCTAAAGTAACTATGGGCGCTGCGGTCGGAGCTTTCCCAGGAACATATAAAGATTTGCTTAGAACAAGCACTCTTGATATAACTTTTAATTAAACACAAATATGTCTGATAAATTAGAAATTCACGGCATGGATGTGGCGACCATGACTGAGGTGGTAAGAACACTTGAGAACAAGGGTGGCCCAAAAATCGGTGGAAAATATTTGCCAACTAAAGTTTCTCCTACTGAGGAAATTACTTGGGATATTGTGAAAGCTGTCAGTCCTATCGCCAGTTTTAAAGCTGTTGATGGTGAAACTGAATTAGCTGGAAAAAATGCTTATGACAGAGGATATGCTGATGTTGTAAACATGGGGAGAAAGCACAGATACAATGCTTCTGATTTGCGAAAAATCAAAGAAGCCGGCATGTTGCCAGTTGTTGATGGTGCTGTTTCGTCTATTGCTCTTATTGGAGCACAGGCGAAAGCGAAAGTACGAGCCGGTCTTGAAGAAGATAAACTGGCAATCGACAATCGTTTGGAATGGATGCAAGTTAATGCTTTGCTTGGTAAGATTTCTTATACCGGAAAAATCAAATTTTCCGTGGACTTTGGAATCAAGGATGGACAAAGTGGAGTTGTTCCTTCAATTCTTTGGAGCACAATTGCAACTGCTAAACCTTTAGCGGACTTGCAAGGATGGCAGCAAACTGTTTTGGATAATACCGGTATTCTTTTGGATACTGTGATTATGAGTCGTAAAGCCCTTAATTATATTAAGGATTCTACACTTTTGGCAACAACCATGCAGTATACCAATCCGTTGCAATCAGTAGAACAAGCTCGCAGAATTATTGAAGATAATACCGGTTTGACGATTGAAATCTATGATACTACCTATACGTCTGATAACGGAGGTACTACCACTAGATTTCTTGCTGCTAACACAATTATCATGCTTCCTTCTGCTTCTGTTTTGCCAGAAGGTGTTGGTAAAACAATGATGGTTGGTCATCCTCTTGCTAACTACACTCCAGGTATGTATGTATGGGAAGAGACTAAGAAAGACCCATATGGACTGGAAGTTGGTGTTGGCTTGGATGCTTTCCCAGTCATTACTCACCCAGAAGCTCTGTTCAATGCTGTAGTATTCTAAAACTAGACCTAGTTTTAAATAGGGTAAAATTACTTGTAATCTTACTCATAGAGCATATATTTATATGCTCTATAGTAAGACTATAATTTATGTTCAAAATTATAAAATGTAATACTGATGGTGGAATTTATATTAAGATAGGTGAACAGAAAGAGACCAAGAAGCCTATTCAGGAAATAATTGCTGACGCTTCATTGACCTGCCAAGAGTGTGGATTTGTAGCTAAATCAGCTTTTGGATTACAGGTGCACTCGAAGAAGCACAAAAAATAATGTCATATTCAATTGATACAAATGTTTTAGGGAGAATTTCACATATCCGAATTCCTAGTGGACTTTTGGTCAGTGAATTTAGAGAAGAAGTTTTTTCAGAAATAAATATTCAAATTCAGAAACTTTATACGGTTCCAGTGGTTTCTACAAGTCAAACTGAAATGGATTTCTTGCGGGATATTGAAGCTGACATCGCCGGTGGACGGCTTATCATGGATGTGGCCTTAGTTCAGGAAGCTGAGAATTTGCATGAATACGGAGTTGAGCTCGCTAAGCGTGGTCAGAAAAAACTGGATTTAATTATCGGTGAGAAAGTTATTTTAGTTGGAGCTGAGAAAGACACTGATTTTTCCGATGACCAATTAAGTTTTCCAAAGATTCAAGGTAAAGCAGTAGATGAATATGGATTTTTTGATAGACCGATTGCAGGAGTGGAAAATGATGCGATTGAAGGTAAAACTGACGCTGAAAAATATAACAGTTTAGAGGATACTAAGACCATTTAAGATGGCAATATCAATCACAATCAGTGGAGTAGCAAATGTTCAGAAAGCTCTTTCTAAATTATCCAAAATACAGGAAATTGTTTATGCTTGGATGAAGTCCGGAGAAGTGGACGAAGTAATGGGAGCCAGTTTTGCTACTAACTTTAATCAGGAAGGACGACCGAAGTGGAAAGCGTTGTCAGCAGTAACCGTAGAGGATAGAGCAAACAAAGGATTTTCTTCTGGTCCGATATTATTTAGAACAGGAAACTTGCGAGATGAAGTTACAAATATGAAAAGCACCGTGACTCGTTCTACAAGTAGCGTAACTGCTGAATGGGGACCAAGCGGATTACGGGGTGATGAAAAAAAGAAATTTAACATACACCAAGTGGGCAGTTCAGTTAAGCATATTCCAGCTCGACCGATGATTGGGTTTCAGCTAAATGACGGTACTAAATTATTAAAAAGTTTTGCTTTATTCTTGGGTAAACAAATATGAGAAAGAAAATTTTAGATAATATTGCTACCGGGTTAGAAACAGAGATAGGTAGAGATTCCACTGTTTATACTGATTTAAAAATAGAAGATATTCAGACTCGTTTGCCTGAGACCGTAACGGTCAATTACTTTATTGGCATCGTCATTGAGAGAGCCGGAGCGATTAGTAATGAAATTGGTCGATATGCACCGTCTTTAAAAAATTATGAGTGCATGATAGTAGTCTTTCTAAAAAGTGGAGATTATAACGCCGTGCAAGATGAGCTGGACACGATTGTTACTCGAGTAACAAAATACGTGGCTAAAGACACTGGAAATTTAGGCGGAGTTGAACAAATAAAAGATGGCACAACTGAGCGAGTAGTTTCATTTTCTATCGCAGATTATAATTATGATGTGCGAGAAATGAAAAGTGCTTTGGGAGCCGGATGTGCGATTACTTTAAATATAAAAACAGACTTAATAATAAATTAATAATAAACAATATGAGCTACACTTCTGAGACCGGCAGTTTGGGTCTAGCCCGACAAGATGTTAAGGGGACTTTTCATGCTCCGACAGACTATATGAAAATTCAATCCATCGATATGAACCCCGATGGAGAAAAATTAATTCCTGACCCAGAGATAGGAGGAATCTCAGACATAGATTCTATTCATCAGGGAACGTACAAAATCGGAGGTTCTGTCGATACCTATATCCGTCCCGAAGCCATCGGAATTCTTTTCCATGGGGCTCTTGGTTCTTATACACCATCTGGACTAATCAACAATGGAGCTTATCTACATAATTTCACGCCATTAGCATCGGGTTCCCTTCCTTGGATTTCTGTGAAGAAATCTATTTCTGACGATGTTCAAGTGTTTAATTACACTGATTGTAAGGTAGAAGGTTTCTCAATCGACATCAATGCTTCGGAATATTGTACGGCAAAGTTTGATATCGTGGGCATCTCTGACGCAGTAGGTGTCGCTGGTTCAGAATCTTATGAATCTGCACCACTGCTCGTTGCGACTAAAGCGACTATCAATATCGGTGGTGTTTCAGTATCCGCTAAGAAAGCTACGATTGAATTCAAAAACAACCTGAATAATGATGATTTCCGAGTTGGCTCTCGTTTCTTAGGCGACATTACGGAAAAACGCCGAGAGCTCGACCTCAAGATGGATATCGTCCTGGACACAACTTCAGAACTTTATCGCAAATCTTTCTATGGAGCCGCGGCAGCAACTACGGCTGGATTCGCTGTTTATGCTGACAGTGTAGACATTCTCCTGGATTCTCCAACTAATATCGCAACCTCGGCCATCTCTTACAAGATTCTCTTCCAAATCAAGAACGCTGTGTTTATGGCCGCACCGACACCGGCTTCCGGAGATGACTTGGTGGTAATTCCTTTGGAACTCAAAGCTACCAAATCTGGCACGAACAATCTGTTTGAAGTGCACATTTGGAACTCTAAATCACTCTATTAATTAAAAACTTAAATAAGACTGGCTACGCCACTCGTCCATGGTGGTCGTAGCCAGTCCAGTGGACAAAAGTATGGGAGAAGTATTTTTCGGGGTAAAAAAGACTGCAAAGTTTTTCCTGGACAAGGAGAAAACTCAATATGTTGAGTACAAAAAACTCACAGAAGGAGAACGTATTGAATTTCAGGACAAGATTTCCGGCAAAGTAACGCTGGAACAAGCAACTGGAAAGGCTGAGATTGAATCTAAAACCGGTTCTGACAGGAAAGCTCTTATCAATGTGGCTGTTTGCGGTTTCAAAGTTATGTTTCAGCAGGGTGAAGAAGCGGTCGAGGTTTCTGACATGGCTCGCTGGGATGAGCTTTATAATGTGATGGATGGCGATATGGCTGAAAAACTGTATGAAGAAATCTCTGTTTTCAACGGCTTTAAAAAAAAATAGCAGAAGATGATAAGTGGTTGGAATTGAATACCAAAGCGAGGGCTTGGGCAAAAGGAAATCCAGTATTGAGTCCTCCGCCTGAGCTCTCTTTGTTTTCCATGTGTAAGGAATTCAATTGTCTGCCTTATTCAGGAGGATGGTATGACCAAGACCCGGAAATCTGTGCGGCCTTCCAATTGATTAGTGGAATAATAGCTGAAGAAGAAAATAAGAAAGCTAAAAAGAAAAAGTGATGAATAAGGAAGAATCGAGAGAATATTATAAAAAATATCGAGAAAAAAATAAAGAATCTCTAAATAACTATTCAAGAGAATATTATAGTAAAAATAAAGATACAAAAATAAGAGAGTATTTAAAAGAAAATAAAGAAAAAATTAATAAACAACAAAAAGAATATTCTTGTAAGAATGAAGTTAAAGAAAGGCGTAGGGAAATACAGAAAAATTATTACTACAACAATACGGAGAAAAGAAAGGATTGCATTAATAGCTACCACAAAAGATTAAAAGATGCCATTTTTGACATATTAGGTAGAAAATGCGTACATTGTGGTTTCTCTGATATGAGAGCACTACAACTAGACCATGTAAATGGCGGTGGAGGAAAAGAAAGGAAGATTAATAACGGACAAATCAGGTATCTTATGATTTTAAAAAAATTAGCAGAAGATTCAAAAGAATATCAGATATTATGTGCTAATTGCAACTGGATAAAAAGACATATTAATAATGAAGTTAGGAAATAATTTTTATGGATTACAACCTTTCAATAAAACTAACCGCTATCAACAATGCCACTGCTCAGATAAACTCGGTTGCGGGGGCGGTTAATAATGTTAATTCAGCAGCTCAAAAAGCAGCTGCCGGAGGCGTTTCCAACCTCTCAAAAACATTACAATCTACGGGTTCTCGCATCAATGTTTTGGGACAGAGATTGACATGGATGGTCTCTGTGCCATTGTTTTTGTTTGGCAAAGCAGCTATCGATACAGCCATGGAAGTTGAAACATCCTGGGTAAGGTTTAGAAAAGTTTTTAATGGGACGGAAGAAGATATCAACAGTTTAAAGAAAGTTGCCGCAAATCTTTCCAATACATTTGGCAGACCTATTGAAGAAATAAGCGAAATAATGACTGAATTTAATAAGGCTGGTGTTAGTAGTGTATCTGAATTGGAAAAACTAGGAAAAACAGTAGCACAAACTGCAATCATTTTTGATACAGACATGAAAACTGCTCTTGATGGAACTAAGTCTGTTATGATGGGTTTCAATCTGACGGCTGATGAAACTGAAAAAGCTTTGGCGGCAATTAATATTATAGCTGATAAGACAACAGCATCTGAAACGGGTATATTGGATGTGTTTAACCGTGCAGCTGGAACAGCTAGACAGGCGGGTTTTTCATTTAGAGAACTAGCTGCGTCTCAGTCTGTGTTTGAAAAAAACGCAATTCCTGCTGGCAGAGCTGGAAATGCCATGAAGAGTATTTTGACTTCATTGACCAAACAGTCCAATAAAGCTAAGGATGAATTTAGAGCATTGGGAGTAGATATGGATTCTACTGCTTGGAGAACAGCAAATGCTGGAGATAAGCTTAATATTTTATCCAAGAAAATGCTTGAAGTTAAAAATAGCCAAGATAAGATGAAAATTGCAGACTTGAATGAAGCTATGGCTAGTTTGGTTGGAAAATTTCAAATAAATAATCTTAATGTTTTGCTTGAAGATATGGCATTTCAGTTTGACAATAATGCAGATACCATTTCTCAATTTAATTTAGGCTTACAAGTATCTGCTGATGAAACTGAGAATCTCAGATTTCAAAATCAACAATTGCAAAAAGTGATGGAATCTTCTCCACAGAAAATTGCCATTATGAATCAGATGTATCGCAATCAACAGGTTATTTTGGGGAATGAGTTATTGCCAATTAAGATGAAATTATTGGAGATAATTACAACGCTGATAACTAAATTCAATGAATTGTCACCAACAACTCAAAAATGGATAATTGCTATTGGGGGAATTTTAGTGGTGCTTGGACCATTATTATCGCTTATTGGTTTAGCGACTACTGGATTGGGATTCTTATGGGGAGCAATTTCAACTGTATCAAGTGGATTTGGAACATTGGCAACATCTATCGGAACAACAATGGGAGCAAGCACTGGGTTAGCAGCTTTTTTATCGGGAGGATTGATTCTTGCATTTGCCGCCGTAACGGCTTATTTAGTAACAAAAGCAGTATTTGCTGTTCTTGATTTTAAAGCAGCTATGGATGATATGCGTAAATCTAGTGAAGATACAAGAAAAAAATTAGATGAAATGCAAACACTACTAGGGACGTTCTCCACAGAAAAAGCCAACACACAGTATAAAAATTCTATAGATAAAGCTAACGAATTATGGAAAGCAAATGATGAATTACAAAAAAAATATGCTGGATGGCCAGGGGTATGGAACGCATTTAAGGACGGTTTCGAGAATTTGTCCGTGTCATTAACAGATAAATTTTTGGACGCAGCAGAAAAAGTAGAAAAAACCAGAAAAGCTTTTTTGAAAGCATTAGGAGATAAAGGGGCTGATGCTGGCGATTGGATTAAAGATAAACTCAATTTTGCTAATGGAGGCATAGTTCAGCACAAAGCCAACGGAGGCCTCATCTACGCCGCTAACGGCTTCCTATCAAAAGGCCGAGATACAGTGCCAGCCATGCTTTCCCCGGGGGAAATGGTTTTGAATAAGTCTCAACAATCGACTATGTTTGATATGCTCTCAGGTCGAACTCAGATGCAAAATGCGGGAGGAATCTCAGTGAATATCAATGTTGGCACGATGGTGGCCAGCAGGGGAGAACAGAGAGAGTTTGCAAGGAAAATAACAGAGTTGTTAAACGAAAATAATAATAGAGGATAATGTTATGGCTTTTGGAACATTACAAGGGATAGAATTGCCCGCACCAAGCTCATTCAGTGAAGGAAGAGAAGTTGTTGGCGGATATAATACAACATTAGCTGGTGCAAAACGCCGGTACATTAAAGCTATCAAAAAGAATTGGAAACTTAGTTATGACATTCTTTCGGTCGATACCTACAATGAAATTATCGCAGTATATAATACACTAGAAACCTTCGGTCTTCAAGAATCACAACCATCGTTTGTTTTTACATTAGAAGATACTAATTTCGGAGTGGCTGCTGAAGATGTGCATATGGATATTTCCGATAGACAATTTATTCCCGGCACCAATTTATTAAGCTCAGTGCAGATAACATTACAGCAATTATGACCATAGTAATTCCGTCAGGATTTTTTGATAGCATGGATTCTTCCACGAGAAACCCTACGGCGGAGTTATTTGTTTCATGGAAAGATGTTTTGGTTTCCGGTGAGTGGTTTCGTTTAGACCAGTCATTAACTGACGGAAATTCACTATTAACCTCAAAATCTTATTTAAACGGAGAATCTATTATCGAATTAATTATTGATGCAGATGCTAAATTATATGATGATGAGTCAATTTATGTTAAAATGTTGGAGGGATATTCAGAATTAATTGGCGATAGCTTTCATTACGCCACCTCAGATTTAGACTTTGAATTAGATAATACAGACAATAGATTTACTCCGAGGGCTAATATAAATTTATTAGCAAACCCTGGATTTGAGCAAAGCAAAACTAGCTGGAATGAAGTCATGGAAGCCGGAGCCAAAACATATATTGATGAAGTAAATGTTAGGGCTGGGATTCGTTCTTATCAAATTTATAATCCGAATAAGAATAAATCATACGCTTTTTCGGATAGAATGTCCATAGCCAATATTGCTGATAGTTATACTTATTCGCAATATATCACTGGTAGCGGAGTGGCCACTTTACAATTAAGAAGTTTTGGATTATCCAACAGCGGAGTTAACAATTTTACTACTGGGGAATTGGGAACCAATAGTTATCAAATAACTTTAGTTTCAGGTGTTTGGAATAGACCGTCAGTTTCCTTGGATGTTCCTTCTGGAGCGTGGTTTATTCGGTCAATGTTTTCTGCCTCAGGTACTTGGTTGCGAGCCGATGATGGACAAGTGGAACAAGGATTAACTTCATCTGCTTATAGTGAAGATTTCATCGGTGATTTGATTTTACCTAAAAAAGCGGTTAAAGTTAATGTCGGTTTCAATACAAATAATGTTAAAAAATTTTCCGGAGCTATCCAAAAAATAACCCCGAATATCAAAGATGATGTTATAACCGCTTACTGTTATGATTGGGCAGACGCATTGAAAGATAAAAAGATTACCTCGACATATTATGAAAATCTACGCACTGACCAGATAATTTCAAATTTAGCGGCTTTAGCAGGAATAGCTGCCGGTAAAACACTGTTGGAAACTGGACTTCTGTCCATAACCTTTGCTTGGTTTCAAGAAGGTTCTATCTGGACCTATATTAATCAAATAGCTGAAGCAGAAGGTGGAATAGTGTTTTTTGATGAAGAAGGTATTCTGAATTTTTACAACCGCACTCATTTTTCAACCTATCCTGAAGCAATTTATGGATTTTCCTTTGATAATAATATAACTAACCTAGGATTTGAAATTTCTAAAGATAGAGTTAAGAATAGAATAGAGGTTAAGGCTAATCCTCGTAAAAAATTGACAAGCAAGCTTATTTATGAGCTTGTTGAGACAGTTTCTATTGGAACTGGGGAAACGATTGAGGTTTGGGGACAATTCAACTATGGATTAGAAACAACTGTTCCGGCACTAAATGTGGCTGTTCCAGTTTTGGGTGTAGATATTTTAGCTAACTCTCAAGCGGATGGGCTAGGGACAAATATAACTGGAAATGTTTCTATCTCTAGCTACTCTATCTTTCAAGAATCGATTAAAGTTAATATTAAAAATAATTACGGTTCCACTGTTTATATCACTAAATTTAATATTACTGGTGACCCGATAGTGATTAAATCCAGGATAGAAGTAATTAAAGAAGATACAAATTCTCAATCACTATATGATACTCAGATTTTAGCCATCGAAAATGACCTAATGGATGACCCAAATTATGCTATTACTCTAGCTCAATCTAAATTAGCAGAAATGAAAGACCCAATGGATGCCATCTCGATAGAATGTATTGGAACTCCATTTCTACGAGTCGGAGATATTGTCAGTGTGCAACGGTCATTTGATTCAACTTTTGAAAACTTTCAAATTATTAAAAATCGCTGGCAATTTGATGGAGATTTTATGCAGAATCTGGAATTGCAAAAAAAGGTTGGAATTTCTACTACGATATTTTATCCGAGCGATTTTGTTTTAACTGAAAGTGGAGAACCGATATTATTGGAAAATGGTGAATATTTAAAATATTAAAAATTATGGCAAAAAAAATTAGTCAATTACCGGTAACCAGTCCGGTGCAAAATACAGATTATACCATCGTTTATGACCTTGAAAGCGGTGCAACTAAAAGAGCCACTAAGGATGATTTTAAGGGAGATGCAGGAACAGATGGAACAGATGGAACAAATTCTTTAGCATGGTCAGAAGGGGTAATCACGCCAGATATTGCCAGTGGAGTTGTGGGTGATTATTATTTAAAAACTGATACAAACGATGTGTATCGAAGAAATACAGACTCTTGGGACATTTCTACAAACATTGAAGGGGCGCAGGGTATTCGGGGTATTCAGGGAGAATCAGGACCTCAAGGAATACAGGGGCCTGGCTCTAATATCAGAACATTTTCTTGGGTTATTGCAAATCCGGCATCAGGAGTTATTTATGGTCCGAGATTGAAAGAAGCACATACCATCACAAGAATAGACAGCTCAGTAGACATTGGTTCTGTAACTTTCAACATCAATGAACGCACCAATCTAACAATTGCCGGGTCTAATATTCTATCAGCTTCTCAAGTCGCACTAGCATCAGGGGTAAGTTCATCCAGTTTTAACGATTCAGCTATTGCGACCGACAATTGGTTAGCTTTAAATATAAGTAGCATTGGAAGTGTCCCTACTCAATTGGTAGTGACCATTTCCGCAACAACGTAATGGCATATTGGTTTGGTGGTTCAGGAAACTTTTCTGATGCAGCCCACTGGTCAAATAATTCAGGAAATGTTCCAGCAAGTCTATTGGGACATGCGCCAACATCATCAGATGATGCGGTTTTTGATACTCTTTCAAATGCAACCGCATATACTGTAACTGTAGATGCAACCGTTAATTGTTCTAATTGTACAATTGGAAACCCTCTTTCTGGTGTGCTGACATTTACGGGTGGTTCAACTTTAAATATATTTGGAAATCTGTCAACCGCTGCAGGAGTGTTGGCAACTTATCTTGGAAACCTAACTATGGCTGCAACCTCTGGAACAAAAACTATAACCTCCAATTCTGTTGTTTGGGCAGGGAGTATAATTTTTAATGGGATTGGCGGGACATTTCAATTGGTTGATGATTTTAATCTAACGAGAAATGTGACGCTTACGAATGGCAGTTTCGACCCAAACGGAAAAACATTCACAATGAGTGGAGCCATTGCCAACCAGACAATAACAGGAGCATTTACTTTTTATAATTTATCAAAAATACCAAGTACTCCTAGTAAAACGGATTTGTTAGTGTTGGCAAATGACATAACAATTGCAAACTTGTTTACCATAAATCCTGGAGCAACTGTAACGAACCGTGTCCTAGTCCAATCCAACACTGTCGGCACTCCTCGTACCATCACCGCCGCATCAATTT